ATGCAACAAATGGAGGCATAATTGGACTCCATATAGATGGTAAATTGACGACTACATATGTATCCATTAATAAATCACCGTACCGTGGTACTACAAAATCAAATACAGAAGATTCATTTAATCTTAAGCTTCGTTGACCTTGAATGTCAATCCTAAATTTTTGTAATCCAAAATTCGTATATTTAGCATAAGACGTCTTGAAGAATGTTTTACTTGGATTTCCATTCAGCATAATATTTTGATTTCCATATGCAACCAGATTTAATAAACCACCGGGCATTTATAATACTATATCCTAATATTTAACTGTATTTATAATAATAATAAGATATATATATGTCTACACTTTCCAATAAAACAATAACGAATGTAATCAATTCTTCCAATTTTATAAATCAAATTGTGCTTGTACTCACTGTATTGATTTTAATTACAATGTCTATTTGGATATATCGTCAAATTCATTTAAATACAACGAATTGTAAGGCAATGAATTCATTATACACCGATTATGCCTTAGTATCTACGATAAATACTGACCTTGCGGACTATCAACATAGTTTACGTGACTATTACGTTAAAACTGCTTTCAATGCTTGTTCTGCTGGACAATTTAAAAATGACGTGGTGAATGTATGTGCCTTAAAAAATGTAATAGGACAAGGAGCCCGATGTCTTGATTTTGAAGTATATTCCTTGGATAATAAACCCGTCATCGCAACCTCTTCTGTAGATGATTATTCTATAAAAGAGACCTATAATAGTGTGCCTATAGAAGATGCCTTCACGGTCATTCGGGATTATGCCTTTTCAGGTAGCACCTGTCCCAATCCAAAAGACCCCTTGATAATACATCTTAGAATAATGAGCAAAAACACCGTCATATACAATACGATTGCAAGTTCAATTGAAGAATTGTTGAGTGATAAAATACTTGGGTCTAAGTACAGTTATGAGAATCAAGGTAAAAATTTTGGTCAAACTTTATTATCCGATTTAATGGATAGCATTATACTAATAGTAGACCGTTCTAATCCTATATTTGAAACCACGAATTTGGATGAATATGTGAATCTAGCCTCCAATTCAATCTTTATGAGATGTGTACCCTATTCCAGCGGTGTAAAATTTACACCCGATATGGACGAGTTAATTGAATACAACAAGAAAAACATGACCTTGGTTATACCAGATTTATCTGGTACGAATACAAATTATTCGGCACAGTTAGCATGGACATGTGGATGTCAGTTTGCCGCCATGTGTTTTCAAAATTTTGATACCAACATGGAAGTGTATAGTATGCTTTTTGACAATAAAGGGTCTGCCTTCGTATTAAAACCATCCGCCTTGAGATATGTTCCGGTTACTATACCATCTCCGACCCCGGCCAATCCAAATTATTCTTATGAACAACGAACTACATCTACGGATTATTATTCTTTGAAAATATAATATACTTTAATAATATGAGTTTTGAAGAGAAAGAATTAATCATTTTAAGAAAAGCAGTAGATAAAGCGCAAGAATTATCGGGTAAAAAAATTATAAATTCTCCAGAAGTGCAACATATTATTCATATCGTGGAAACGTTTTTAAAAACAAAAAAACTTATATGTTATGGCGGTACGGCTATAAATAATATACTTCCGTCGCAAGACCAATTTTATAATAAAGAGATTGAAATACCAGATTACGATTTTTTTAGTGCAAACGCGTTAGAGGATGCAAAAGAACTTTCAAATATTTATGCCAAAGAAGGATATGAAGACGTTGAAGCAAAATCAGGAGTGCATCACGGAACGTTCAAAGTATTCGTAAATTTTATACCAGTCGCAGATATCACATTTATTCCCTCTCAATTGTTTAAAGTTCTTAAACAAAATGCATTACAAGTCAATGGGATATTATATGCACCTCCTGATTTTTTAAGAATGTCCATGTATTTAGAATTGTCACGTCCGTTGGGGGACGTAAGCCGATGGGAAAAGGTACTTAAACGTCTCACCCTTTTAAATCGTAATTATCCATTAAAAAATCCTAAATGTAATCACATTGAATTTATGAGAACCTTTGAAGGTACGAAAGAAGATGCTTCCAATATATACAATATTGTGCGTGACGCTGTGATACAATTAGAACTTGTATTTTTAGGGGGATATGCGAACAATTTATATAGTCAATATATGCCAAATACAGTCAAAAGACAATTACGTAATCCAAATCCAGATTTTGATATATTGTCAGAAGACCCGCTGGGTTCTGCAAATATAATTGTGGAGCGGTTACGTGAAAAAGGATTTAAAAAAGTTAAACATAAAAAATGGGATGGTCTTGGTGAAATCATTGCACCTCATTATGAAATTATCGTAAATGAAGATACCGTAGCATTTATCTATCAACCGATCGCATGTCATAGTTATAATGTAATTTACATAAAAAATCAATCCATTAAAGTCGCCACCATAGATACCATGTTAAGTTTTTATTTAGCTTTTTTATATGCGAATCGTCCCTATTATGACCATGATCGTATATTTTGTATGTCGCAATACCTATTTATAGTACAATCTAAAAATAGATTACAACAAAAGGGACTTTTAAAACGGTTTAGTTTAAATTGTATTGGAGAACAATCTACGTTGGAAACGATGCGTAATGAAAAAACGGAAATGTTTGAAAAATTAAAGGATAAACGTGATACAAAAGAATATGAAGAATGGTTTTTAAAGTATACTCCTGTATCCGCGTCTAAACAAAAAACCCGAAAATCTAAACCCAAATCAAAAACAAAGACAAAATCTAACCAATGGTACTAGATATTCCACTTCTACATGACTTTATCACTTTTATATCCAACAAGGTATCATGACATAGATATTACCGACAAACACGACAACCAAATTACAATCATCCGTATGTTAATAGGAATAACTCGTCATAGAAAACATTAACTTTAATGAAAAAAAATACATTCACATACGATTCTAGACAACAAGATGAGATATTATTTATATTATAATTAATATAAATAGGCATTTTTTAACAAGGCATTTTTTAAATTAATATTATAAAAAAATGATTTAAAAAAATGCCTTATATATATATATGATACAAATGACATATTTACAAGATAAAATAAATACGTTTTTCAAAAAAAGAAATGAAATATTTAAAAAACCACTTGAAAAAATTATAAATATTATGTTAAATAAGTGTAAATACATAAACGGAGAAAGTTTAGAGAGACATAATTGGGGAAATAATCCAATAAAATTAAAAAATATCCCAAAAAACATTAATTTACCTTCCTTTGAAGAAGATTTATTAAATGCACTTAATTTAGAAGATAATGAAAAATCAATCGTAGAATTATTATGGGGAGATATACAACTTGGAAAAAGAATTCAAGCGTGCATAATTATGTGGATTTCAGTTCATATACTAAAAAGACCAGTTTTATACATTTTTAGAAATTTGTCAATAGACCAAAAACAATTACAAGATGATATTATTGGAACAGAAAATTACAATTTTAATATTCAATTTATAAAAACAATATTTCAAGAATTTAATAATGAACTCCAAGAATATTTTCAGGAAACCAATGACGAATATTGGAAAGATTATAAACTTCCCGAACTAAAAGATATAAATAGTAATGATATTATTAATAAATTAAGTAATAAAGAAGCAATCAATTCAAATGACATATTTTGTTGTTTAATGAACCAGACTCAGTTAGCAAAACTAAATACAAAATTTAGTGAGTATATTTATTACAATGACGAGCTTGTGAATATAACCGCATTAGTGGATGAAAGTGATTTAATGAGTCCTACATCTTCAAACGATAGAACTAATGATAATGATAAAAAAGATTCCACTGCCTGTGAAATATTACTTGCCAAAATATATAAAAAAGTAAAATACGCATTACATATTACAGGAACAGCCCATTCTTTGTTATATAATGTAACAACAAGATTAAGCGACCATACTGATATACAAATTAAAATATCAAAGGTTCATAAAATGAAAAGGTCAAATGATTATTTTGGATTATTTAATAGTTCTATAAATTTTAACACAACACTTGTTGAATCTTGGTGGGATTATCAAAATACAGAAAATCATAAAAAAACTTGTTATGATATTGTTGAAGATTATAACGTAAATATAAAAAAAATAATAGAACATTTAGTTAAAAGACCAACCATTAAATATAATTCGTTATTGATTAGTGAAGAAAAAATAAGAGCTAATCAGTTTTGTTTAGTAGATAAAATACTCAAAGATTTCCCTGATTTGTTTATCATAATATATCATGGAAATTGTTTAAGATTATATTTATCAAAAATTTATGAAAAAGAAATAAAATATTGGTCTAAATGGGACTCAACACAATCATCAACAAGTCAAAGATTATGGCAATCAGGAGGAATATACGGCTCATCTATAGATACTGATAAATCAGAAAAACTACCTAATCAGTATTGCTATTTCAATATAAATACAAAAATATTAAATATAAAATTTGTTTATAAATTATTAAGAATTTTATTTGAAAAAAGTGATACACAAATATTATATAAAACAATTATAACAATAACAGGTAAATATGGAGAAAGGGGGTATTCTTTTACAAGTGATGATTATGATAATTATTCATTACATTTAACAGACCAGTATTTTGTGTCTCACTCATCATTAAACTGCACAGACATTTCACAGCGATTAAGATTACAAGGAAAATATAACGACTTAGAACTTAAAACTGGGAGTATGAAACTTACTTTATGGACGACTCCTGAATTACAAGATATAATACAGAATTTTTATGTAAAATTTATAAAAGAAATTGAAAAATATATTATGGGTTGTGAGAGTTGGGAAGAAATTAAAGATTTATTAGAAAGTATAATAGATAATGGAGATTTTAAGTTTGGCAAATATATGAAGTATATTGATGTCTCAAAGAAACGAAAAAATTTAAAACCAATTAAACATTACGACATCAAAAATAATGGTTATAAATTAATTGTCATTGATGATATGAATGATAATGAAATAAGTGAATGGTGTAAAGAAACAAACTTACCAGAGTATATTTGTATTAATGAAATAAAAGAAATGAATAAAGATGATTTTATTGAGAAGTATGGAGAATTTAAATCAATTATACCGAAAAAAATAACTAAAACAGATTTGGATATAACAAATAAAGGGCAAATGCTGGAGTGTATTCAAAATATAGATTATAAATTTCAAAAACATTTTATTTATGTTCCAACAACAGCTAATATGAATAGAAAAAATGGAATAAATGAAGCTATTTTATTTAACAAAGAATATAATTACGGAAGAAATAAAAAAAATGAATGTACTATTATTAACTATAATGATGAAGATTATTATCATATTGTTGGGCTAACAGATGACAAAGAATTACCAAAACAAAGCAATAACTACATAAAAAACACTCCATATATTGTTAATGGCGACAATGTAAAGTATTCAGTTATTAAAGAAGAATACAAACAACTAAATAATACTCACGGATATACAAATGAAGACGGAGATGTCTTTATTGAAGACGCGTCTGGCTTGCCAAATAAATATTATTGGAAAACTCCTGATGATTGGTTATATTTATATGATAAAGATAAACCTGAAATTATTTCGTTAAATATAGTATCTCCTCTACCTGTTAAAAATATTATACAACCAAATATTTCAACAGAACCATTAATTAATAGTGATATATTACTATTCGCAAATTCCTGTTGTAAAAAAACGGATAAAACAAACTTAAGATTTGGATTGAAAGATATATTCAAAATATATGAAACATGGTGCAAAATAAATGGTAAAAAATGTTTGAAAACACAGAAAAAATTTAAAGAGGAGTTTGAAAAAATAAATTACAAAGAAGAAAAAAGCAAAGGAGTTGATATAAATAGTAATCCTGGTAAACGAGGTTATAATATTATGGTTTCATTATAATTTGACTTAAAAATAATTTACAAATATTAATAATATGAAAGATTATATTATTAATTGTTTTATTTTACAAGATAATAACACACTACTAGATATATATAATTATATAAAAATTCGGTATGATAATTCAGTTGAAATAAATGATATAAAAACAGAATTGACTAAATTTATTAAAAATAACATAATTTTTTTTAATAACAAAAATTATGAATTATCAATTGAAGGTAACGTAATATTAAATGATAATAAATATTACTATTCAAAAATTATTACTATATTTTATAAAAAATATAGTAAAAATAATATAAAATATGAATTACGAGAGATTAGACAAGAACAAAAACAATTGAGAAATTATTTAATTTCTAATAAAACGCAAATGTGTATAATTTGTGAAAAAAAACTACCATTATGTTTATTAGAAACAGCCCATCTAAAACCAAGATGTTTATTAAATAATAATGAAAAAAATGATAAAAATATTGTAGAATTTATGTGTAGATATTGTCATAATTTATACGATAATGGATTTTTAGCTGTTTATAAAGGATTATTACAAGTTTCAACATTTATAAATCAGTATGATTTACATTATAACAAAAATAAACAAATATCTCATTACAATTTACAAAATAAAAAATATTTTATTTTTCATTATAACTATATCTATAAAATGGGCGTTTAAAATGAAAAAAGGTGTAATGGAGAACCATATGATTTATCTAAGTATGATTGTATTGTAAAACCAAAATACCATAAAATTATTGATATTATTAAAAAATATTGCTCCTCGGGTTATTTTAAATATAGAACAAACTATGTATATTTAACTAATATAAAATCTTAATTACATGTTTATCTATGACTAATAACACTATAGACCTACATAGAGTTTTCGTTTAAATACACTGAAGTTCCTAAAAAAGATAATAAAAAATACAAAGGAAACTTAATAATAATTTGTCTTAATTCATTTTCGCTTATATTTGAGGTAAGTTTATCCAGTTCATTCCATAATCGCAATCCTTTTTTGTCGTTTTCCTTCGCCAATATAGATTTATATCCTATATATTTGACTATATCATTTGAAATCCAATCCAAAGAATCGTTCGGATATATTCGTTTATAATTATTTATAATATAATCTACTATTTTATCTTTCTCATAATCTTCTTCACAACATAGGTCTCCTTTTAGAAAAATATAATCGGTCATTCTTTTTGTCAATGTCTTCGTCCGTTTTTTTTACGAGTTGTCATATAGAATAAACGTATATTTAAAATACGCACGGTACAATTAACATACTACGTATTGCATAAACTTGTTCATACCATATATAATCATTCCAAACACGATGGATTCTACAATTCGTCCTACTAGTTTTATATCTCCACACTTACCATAACAAAAGGGTAGTTGAGTTAATAAAAATAAACGTACAACCGGTAAATGATATATAAAATAGACCATTGCAATGGTAAATGGAAGACTCAATGCGTTATATATATCGTCCATATGA